CTTGATCAAGCCCAAAGTTTTAGGTTGGATAGAGTTATGCCATTTACAGTATTTCAAACATGTATGAAGGATGAGAAGGTCCCCTTCGAAAAAATGACCTCACCAAGAATTATTAATGCATCTCCTGTTGAATACACAATTACATCACGTATGTACAACATCGACTTCAATTTAGCTATGATGCGTAATAAAATAAAATTACCTTGTACGGTTGGTATTAGTCCAATGTCAGCAGATTGGTCTCTGATTAGATCTAGTTTGTTGAAGGTTGGAAATAACATTTGTACAGGTGATTTTTCAAAATTTGGCCCAAAACTTGAAACGTATTTTATTGATAACGTAAGAAGAGTCGTTTTAGCTTGGTATGCACGGTTTGCAAAACACTGCAAGAATTTAAAAGCAGACCAAGATATGCGACATATTCTTTTTATGGAATTAATGAATAGTAAACAAGTAGCGGGTGATTTATGCTATCAAGTCTTATGTGGAAGTCCAAGTGGATATACAGGTACGGTTTTGATAAATTCTCTTTGCGCAGAACAATATATTTTATGTGCTTGGATGGGTGTTATGCAAAAATATGGTTTAGATGCAATAACGCACTTTGAAGAAAATGTTAGACTATTTACGTATGGCGATGATGTTATTTTCAGTGTCAGTGATAAGATAAAGGAACAATTTAACAATCAAACAATTCACGATTATTTTAAATGTTTTGATGTCAAATACACTGATGTTGAAAAAGACGGAGCAATACGTAAATATTGTACGATGGATGATGCGACATTTTTAAAGTGCTCTTTTGTACCATATCCCGAAGATCCAAGGTTTTGCGTTTCGGCTTTGCCAAAACCATTAATTGAAGATGCATTGAATTGGTATCGAAAAACGGAGTTTGTTGATGAGGTTATGAAGCAAACATGTGTTTCTGTGGTTATACAATCATTTGGTCACGGAAAAGTATACTTTAGTAGTGTACGAAATAAAATTAACCAGTATTGGGGAGAACGAGGCATTATTGTTCCGCTTCCCACATACGAAAACATTGCAAAAGACATTTATGGCTTTTGGAAATGTTAAAGTCCTGGTATGGAAACAGTAAGCAGTCTTTGACCGCCAGGCAATTACTTATATTCTATATATTATATTTAATCAAATTATT